CAGGTCAGAGGGGGTGTGTAAAGGGTCGATGTATCGAGGCTTCAGGGTACCTCTTAGGGTGGTGGACCCCCCCCCTATAGGGGGGTCCCCCCGGGTACCACGTTTTTTTCAAATGGACGAAATCGAAGTGAAATCTCGCCAAACGTGCCTAGAAGTGAGGATTACCTCCAATCAAGCAGGATTCCTCCTCATCTGCGTTGATGTAATCAGAGGAGATTCTAAGCACGGTATAAAGCTTAGCTATCCTCTCATCATCAGTGTAACCGAGAGTCTCGCCGGTTTTGTAATTAAAGACTTCGAACACACTAGCCTCCTGCTGTAGACGTAGTACGGTATTGTACTAGCGGAAACGCTCTAGAACCCACGATACCAGAGCGCAACCGTTAATGCAAGACCTAGTGAGCGATTAGCGACCGAAATGTCTGGTTACGAAAGACTTGCATGCACCAACCGTCTTGTAGTCCCAAGTCTCGTTAAAGGGGATGACATCACCATACAGCATGCCCTTCACCCTAAGCTGGTAGTGAGTGTACTTGTTGGTGATGGTGAACGTCATGCCCGAGTCACGGTCATTAGCCTCAAGCACACTACCTGCCATTACGTCGCTACGCTTACACCAATAGATAGACATTAGATCTTAGACCAAACGGTACAGTAGTACTCACGTCCGTTGACTACCACCTTGTCAGACTTAGGGGCCCGATCGGTATAGATGGCAGTAACAGTACCCCTCTGCTCTCCTCTGAAATCAATAACCTTATCACCAGCAGACAAGCCATTCGTAGTCATAGTGTTTGCCCTTTCATAGTAGTTGTCTGGCTCAAGACCACAATACATGATTGTGGGCAAGAGTCAAGCAATTACTAGATGAATCCCTCAAGCTTGGCAAGGTAGTTAAAGGACTCGCCACATTCAAAGTATCCTTCGATAAGGGTAGCAATCTGTTGAAGATCAAACCCGGCGTACTCAAGACAGATAGTAGCAGCACGCTGAATCATGTCCCAAGGTGTACCTTCGCCAGAGTGCGCAAGCGTAGTATCTTCGGGAAAGGTGGGGGAAGACACATCGTAGTTCCAACGGGAGAGGGTAGACATAAGCTTGTCTGCTTCGCTCATGTAGTAGCGCTCAAGATCATTCATCTGTGGCCCTTTCACTTTGTCTAGCTGGCGGTCGGTGGTTCTGCCCTTAGCTTACACCCTACTAAAAGATAGTAAACTATAACTAATCGGGCATAGTTGACAGACTCTCGAAAAGATTCTCTGGCCCTAGCGGCTCTGCCGACTGACTGAATGCTCATTCGGTGGCAGAGGCATGTCTAGTAAGTCGATCGGTCTAGTAGAGAAGGGGGCGGGTATGCCAATAATGTTAACTCCCCCAACTTTTTCCCTCGTTTTACTAGTATCTTTTCCTGAATTACAATTACTACAAATTACTCCAATTCTTCCACTATTAAACCCTTACTTCTACGATACCGGCCCCAGAAAACCCTTGACCTATGCTGCTATATAGGGTACCCTACCGCTAAGGCCCCAGGGCAAGCACCCTTGACCCTTACTTGACCCCCCGTCCTTAAGGGATGTAGGGTTTTTAACTTCTACGTGAGGCTAGAATGGACGAGTTTGACTTAGGCGAGTGGCTTCACGAAACTGTAGAAAGTAGCCCGGACCCCGCTACTGTAGAACTAGCTAAGCAGCTTACTTCTATGGAAGTGAGGGTCCTTAACTATGTCGAACAGGTATTCTGGGAGACTGGACTCTGCCCAACTCCAGAGAGAGTTGCGGAGGATTTGTCTACAAGAAGAGAGTTCGTATCGAAGGCGTACGCGAACGAGACGTTTAGAACACAACTCGCTGCTCGCGGTATTGATACGGAAGGGTTGGTTACTGTAGGGAAGTTGATTCAGGAGTCACGAGCCCTTTCTGCGAAGCAGATTATTTGCGCTAACTTGATGCTGAACTTGCATGATAAGCGCTCGGAAAGGGAGAAGCTTGCTTACATCCAAGTCTCGTCCCAACAGTACCACGCTTGGCTCCGTCAGCCTGCTTTTGTTGAATTCCTTCGCAAAAGAGGCGAAGCTCTATTCTCCTCTAGTGATTTTCATGCCTACAAATCTCTCATCAACAACGTTAAGGCTGGGGACAACAAGTCGTTAGAACTCTTTTTTAGAATGCGGGGGATTTACCGACCTGAGCTTAACATTAACATTAACATTGAGTCTGTACTAGTTCAAGTGATTGAAACTATTTCACGTCACGTGAAAGACCCTGCGGTAATTAACGCTATTGCTAACGAGTTGGATAACATTATTGACGCAGAAGAAGTTGCTTGATCATAGATCAACACCTGGAGTGTATAGAATGATTAGTGATAGAGAACTCAAGAGAAAGATTCTTCGTAGTAATATTGAGAGGGAGAATCAACTTGGTCGTGGAGTAAGGCCACATGAGGTCGAACGTGCTGTAGACATTGCAGAGACTCTATTCGTGGGGCAGAAGTGCAACGGAGACGCTAGTAACGAGGCTATTAGCATTGTTCGTAGTGGACTGGCAGAGTAGTGGAAGAAGTTCATGAGCTATACATGGATAGAGAAGTGCTAGACCCTACAGGCGAGGTAGAAGAACGTAAGTACTACGATGAACCCTGTGAGCCGGGTAGACCACCTACAGCAGTACAGTACACGGCTCACGTTTGGGGTTCAGGCTGTGAAGTAACTGTTGTAACTCAGGATGAAAGTAAGCTAGCCGACTTAGTTCACTACTGTAAGGAATACTTGGATGCTAGCTGAATTTGAAGCTAAGAACTTTCTAGACAACTCTTGGAACCCTGCTGGCGGGTTTGTTACTGGTACAGGGCTTCATATTGAATGGCAGAACGGGCCGCTTGGTAGAGGTGCAGAACGTATTGAGCCCAACGGAGCTTTTGTAGAGACAGTTATTGCTGCTGCTAAGCAGCGTATTGAGCATTACCAAGAAAGTAAGTTTAATTGCGTGGAAAACGCACAAGCTATTAGTCACTTGGAAGCAGCCCTAAGTATTCTGAACAGAAGGACTGCTAGACGTGAAGAACAGGCTGTAGAGGGAACTCACAAAGGAAATTAAATGAGTGACGAAGAGTTGGCTCAAGTAGCTTATACTGCTTACGGAGACTGTAGGGATTGGAAAGTCTTTAGTGGTGACCCTATGCCTACTTGGGACGAACAGCAGGAAGATCTTAAACAGGCTTGGATTGCTGCTGCTCATGCGTTGAGGGTGAGATGAGTTAGCGTGCCTAGATCTGAGCAGACTCCTCCTACTAGCCCTAAGTTGATTAGTTCTTCTAAACCTAAGGAAGAACTACCTTGGGTTAAGAAGCAGGTAACTAACGCTGGGGGAACTCGTGGACACCTAGGTGATAAGCCTGACCCTTCTGCTTCGCAGAAAGTAGGACGGTTTCAGAACGCAGCCGTTAGGAAATTGCAGAAGGGCCTTTAGTGTTTTACAAGCCAACTCTGTGCTTGGACTTTGATGGAGTGCTGCATTCGTATACTAAGTGGTCAGAAGACATTGCTGGAGACTTACCTGTAGAGGGTGCTGTACGTTTCTGTAAGAAAGCTCAGACACACTTCACACTTGTGGTTTATTCTTCAAGGTGCCACGAGGAAGCTAACAAGATTAAAATAAAGGCTTGGCTTAGAGTTAATAGGTTTCCAGAGATGGAAGTAACTTGCATAAAGCCAATTGCTTTCCTTACATTGGACGATAGGGCAGTTACTTTTACTGGTACGTTTCCTAGGGTAGGTGACCTACTTAAGTTTGAGCCTTGGTGGAAGAGAGGAACTACGGGAAATGCCGATGCCGCCGCAATTTCAGAAGGCAGCGAAGAGGAAGCTTAGTAAGGGAAAGAAGCTAGTAGAGGGTAGTGCAGCTGAAGAGGCTACAGAGTCAGCTCCGTTTGAAAAGAAGGAAGACGCAGGTAAGAAGTGAGATGCCTCGTGATCCGCTGTACCTTCTTTTTTACTTGCTACTGTTCGTGATCGTTCTAGTAGTTTTGTTCAGAATCATCGGCCAGCCTCTATAATAGAGACTACCCTGTAGGAAAAACTTTGAGGTACTGATGAGTGCTAGAGCTAAAATTTTAAACGGCGCATCTCTCTCTGGAGAGATTGATTTACGTAATCAGAGATTGCTTGGAATTATTTATCCTGCTGTTTGGACTGCTGCTGACTTGTCTCTTCAGGTAGGGGACGTTAGTGGTGGAACCTTTGGAGAAGTATTTACTGATCCTGGTTCTGGTGTTGGTACTGCATTGGCGCTAGATGGTGCTGCGGGTCAAGCTACTTTTCTTTCTACCGCTATTATAGTTGGCAATTGTTTTATTAAGATTCGATCTGGTCCTTCTGGTGTTCCTGTCAATCAGGGCGGTGACAGGGACATTATTGTTTTGACTATACCTATAAGTCATTGATGTGGGAACGTTAGTATCTTCTTTTCAAGGAGAACCTACCGCAGTTGTTTTAAATACTGCCGGAGATAACGTCGTAATTACTCCAGGTGCAGGAGCTAGGCTTAGAATTTTTTGGATTGGAATGAGTGCTTCCCAAGGTAATACTGGGGAGAATTTAGCAATTGTGAAACTCGGCAGTAGGGTTAAATACATTTGGAACTTGGGCAATCCAGGTGCGTTTTCTCATAGAGATTTGTTAGATGGGGCGAAGGGTGAAGCTTTGATTGTAAACTTGAGTCAAGCTTACCCTATATGTTTTAATTACACCTTTGAAGAGGTGTACTAAAAATGGGATCTATGAGTGACGTTTATGAGAAGAAATTCTTAGATCTTATTTTTAGAAATGTCGGAGCCTCAGCTACATTACCTATGGGATTAGATATTTCAAACCTTTGGGTGGGCTTGGGAACTGTAGCATCAGATGGTAGTTTTACAGAATTACCTGCAACAGGTAGTTATGCCAGGGTAGCTGTTAATAGGGCTGGTTCAGGGTGGGATGCTGCTATTAATACTAGTCCTGCCCTTACTCTTAATACAGCAGCAGTTACTTTTCCTATGGCTACGGCTGATTGGAACGCCGCAGCAAACATAGGTTATTTTGGAGTTTTTGATGCAGCTAGTGCAGGAAACAACGTTTATTGGGGACCTTTAAATACACCTAAGCCAGTACTTAATGGGGATACAGCTTATTTTGATGTTGGTTCTTTGGTTGTAACACAGGACTGATATGGCTACTCGTACAATATCACCAAGCGGTGGGACAAGAAACTGGAATGATACTGCCTCTTGGGTAGAGGTTGCTGTCCCTACTAGTGCTGATGATGTTGTAGCGACTGCTAGTTCTGGTAACTTAATACTTAACGTAGCTGCTGTTTGTCGATCATTCGATATGACTGGGATGGTGGGTACAGTTTCTGGTGCATCTCAATTGTCTATAGGGGATGCTACTGGCGGTGCTTTTAAGTTAGTAGCTGGCATGGGGTGGACTGCTACTACTGCATTTTTGTTTTTTGTATCTACATCTGATAATGGGGGAGTTGGGTGGCCCCTTACATTTGCTGGAAAGACAGTAGGTTCTACACTGTTTACTGGTGCTGGTGGTAAGTGGGTTTTTCAAGATACTTTTACTTCTTCAAGTTTATCCCTTTCTAATGGAACTTTAGATACTAACAATCAAGCAGTTAATTTTTCAGCATTTTTTTCTCAAGCAGGCGTTAGGACGCTTATTGCTGGATCTAGCATTTTTACTGCTAGCAGTTCTGGAGCTATATGGGTTTGCAGTAATGCTGGTTTAACTATGGCCGCTAATACGGCAGAACTTAGGATAGTTGCTTCTGCTACTATAAGTATGCCTGTTGGTCAAGGTTTAAACGGCATGTCCATTACTATGACGGGGGCAACAGGTGGTAGTGTTGCTATAGATGTATCTGATGTAAAGGATATTAACTATCCTAGTATTGCTAATAAAAATAGTGCAATTATTTTTAATAGGGATTGTACTATTACGGGCATCCTAACTGCTACTGGTAATAGTATTGTAAACCGTATACGAGTAGCATCTAACGTTACAGGTGTACCTAGAACTATTACAGCAGCAGCAATTGCTTTTAGTAACGTGAATATTGGGGATATTAGTGCTGCTGGTGCTGCTAACTGGAACTTAACAGGCACTGTGGGGGACGAGGGTGGTAATACAGGTATTACTGGTTTTACTGCACCAGTAACTCGTTATGCTGTAGTTGCAGGTAACTGGTCAAATACTGCTGTTTGGAGTGCTACATCCGGTGGTGCAGGTGGAGCTAGTGTTCCTCTTCCACAAGACGATGTTTTCTTAAACGCTCTTTCTGCTGTTGGTACATATGTTACAGATATGATTCGTCTTGGAAGAAATATTGATTGTACTGGATTTACTGGTACTTTTAGTATGAGCTTTGGTTCAGCACAAGCTGGTGGCTCATTAATACTATCCGCAGGTATGACATTGGCTGGTGCGAACGGATTAACGTTTGCTGGTCGTAGTGGTTCAATTATTACTAGTGCTGGCAAAGTGTTTGCGGGAACTATTACTTTTAACTGTGTTGATTATACCTTATCTGATGATCTATCTTTAGTGTCCAGCAAAGGTATTACCTTAACTGCTGGTGTCATTAATTTAAATACCAAAACAATAATTACTGGATCTTTTGCTGCTTCGTCATTATTCTCTAGAGGGATAAATGGCGGAACGGTTAGTCTTATAGGTCCTGCTGGGAATGTATGGAATATATCTGCTTCTCAGACTGGGCTTGTTATTTCTGGATTAGCTATTGTAGTAGCTGCTGCTTCTGCTAGTGCTAGAGTACTAATTTTAGGGCCTCCTGGGTTAGTATATGATAGTGTCACATACAATGTAGCTGCATCCGCTGGTAGTTTAACTATTACTGCAAATAATATCACTATTACAACACTTAATGTTAGTGGTGGGGTTAAAACTTTACAGTTTACTATTGGAAATAGTATTACTGTTGTTAATTGGAATGTTAATGGTACAGCAGGTAATCTTATAGCGATCAGTAGTTCTTTAGCTGGAACTCAAGCTATGCTTCGCAGTCTACTTCCACAAATTTCGCAGTATGTTAGTGTTAAAGATATAAGGGCGAGCAAGTCTATTTTCCAGGCTACTCCTGGTGGAGTTAATAATGGAAATAACACTAACTGGATTTTTGGCCCGGCAGTTAGTTTAGCTGCACAATCAGACGGTGTTTCTGGCGCAAGTGGTGATTTAACCAATCCCTCCCATGCTCACCTTGTACCTCTTGCTGGTCGTAGTGATGGAGTTTCTGGAGCTTATGCAGATATGAAGCGTTTAGTTTCTTTGGGCGGTATTACAGGTAGTGGAAATGATAAACGAGGAATATTAATCTTGGTGGATGACTAGTGCCTAGCCCTAAGCAATCTAAGATCAAGGATACTAGAACTGCATTACGGACTCTAACAGAGGGGCTTCGTGCCCAGGTTCTAAGGCCTAATTTATATGGATATAAGCCGCATGAAAAGCAAATTGAGTTTCATGGTTCAACTGCCCACAAGCGGTTGTTCCTTGGAGGTAACCGATCTGGAAAAACAGTTGGTGGAGCAACTGAAGCCGTTATGTGGCTTACAGGTAAACACCCGTATATACAAACCCCTTCGCCGCCTGTACGTGGACGTTGTGTATCTGTCGACTTCGTTAACGGAGTTGAGAAAATTGTCAAGCCTGAAATTGCCAGATGGATGCCAGCTAGTGAACTATTAGGTGGATCTTGGGAGAAAGCGTTCAGCAAAGAAACTAGAATTCTCACTCTGACCAATGGAAGCACTCTTGAATTTATGTCAATGGATCAAGATGTTGATAAATTCGCTGGTACCAGTAGACATTTCATATGGTTCGATGAGGAACCGCCACGTGATGTGTACATTGAGTGTTTGCAACGGCTCCTTGATACAAGTGGAAGTTTCTGGATTACGATGACCCCTGTAGATGGTATGTCATCCTGGATTTATGATGAGCTGTACTTGGCAGCAAAAGAGGATACGAATGTTAAAGTGGTTGAAGTGCAAATGGACGATAATCCCTATGTTAATTGGGGAGATGCTAATGTACTTCTCTCTGGTCTTACGGATGAGGAACTAGAAGCAAGACGTAAGGGTAAGTTCATTCAGATTGGTGGACTCATCTATAAAATGTTTGATCCGTCTAAGCATGTTAGAGATGAAGTCACAATACCTGATGATTGGCTTCTAGTAGCGGGGATGGATCATGGATTTTCAAACGCTACAGCGTGGCTTTGGGCGGGCGTTAACAAAGACGGACGAGTTGTTGTCTTCGATGAATATTATAAGTCCGGGGAGATTATTCGGACTCACGCGGAAGAAGTGCATCGTATTAACCAGGAGCATGGAAGATATCCCGATTATTATGTCGGAGATCCATCTATTAGGAATATTGATCCAATTACAGGAACTTCGGTCCTTATTGAATACACGGATTATGGCATACCCATCGTCCTTGGTAACAACGATCAAAAAGCAGGAATTAACAGAGTTGCTCGTTATCTTACAGGGGTTAACGGAGTACCTCAACTCATTATCACCAGGAATTGTACGAACCTCATCCGAGAGATTGCAAGATTAAGGTGGGCTCATTGGGCTAATAAGAAGTCACGAGATGACAAAAATAAAAAAGAAGAACAGCATAAAAAGGATGATCACGCAGCAGATGCACTCAGGTACCTTATCGCAAGCAGACCTGAACTTGATTCAGGTACACACGCTCCTAAATCTGCTCCAATGGATAAGCACGGAGCTACAACTGCGGTATCGGCTGATGACAGATATGACGACGAGCTTACATCAGTAAGTACTCAGAAGGTGTACGATCCTAATCTAGGAGACGACTGGTAATGACTGATACTAGTAACGCTGTTGCAGATACTTCCCCCAACCAAGAGCTTGCTTCTGTAGAAGAGTATGTTATTAGAGTTAATGGTAGGGAAGTTTGGCGGTCTAACGGCAGAGCAATGCTTGTTGATTCAGTGAAGATCAACAATGCTCGTGGTGAGGTTACTGTTATTGGTTCTTCAAATCAAGACAAGTACCTTGATATTACTGTGAGTGAGCGGTCTTTTGACCAGCCTGCTACTTATCTTGATATGATTGAGGATGAGAAGATGCAGGAGCGTCGTTCAAAGTTTGAGCCGGAGCCTGACAAGACTAGAGAGGGTTATGTCGAAGCTGATCCTGAAACAGGGGAGCCTGTTGAGGACACTAGGGTTCCTATGAAGAATGAAACTACTTCTGTTCCTGAGAACGAAACTCCTACTACTGCACCTACTTCTGATACAGAACCTTCTCCTGCTCCTGCTGCAATGGCTGCTGAAGAGGGTATTGTACCTGCTCCGGAGTTCTAATGCAGTTAGTCTATGCGCCAACACTACCACCTGGATGCTGTTTCATTTGTAGAGCGTCTATTAGAGATTCCTATGTTGATACCGGAATTTCTTTAGATTACGATGGTGCATTTTACATTTGTAATATGTGTCTGGGTGAAATGGCTAAGCTGTATGCTTATCTTAGTTTTGATGAGTATAAAGAACTCCGTATCTCTAATGAGGAGCTACAGGCTCAGAACTATGAGCTAATTAAGAGATTAGGTGATTTGGAGAAGATTCATGACGCCTTGGCAAGTGCTGGCTATCGTCTTACCGACGATGGTAATGTCGTTGTTCGTGGTGGGTATGCTACTAAGATTGCTGAAAGCGGAGCAGCGGAGTTCTTCTCAGCAGAGGATTCAGTGGGAATTGGAGAGGGAGAGACTGCTGAATCGCTGCATGACGAAGGAATGGACGAGCTACACTCAAATGAACAGTCAGCTTCAGACTTCAGCCTTGACCTCTGATCCTATTGAAGGTAAGGGTATGAGTGATGAAGAGGAGTTAAGACGTTTTGCTCAGTCATATAATGAAACTGTAGGTCTTGGTGAAGTGATTGTGGATCTTGGTCCTGAGTTAGAAGAACTGGGAATCAAGCAAGAGAGAGTCTAGCATATGGCTACTGCAATCCGAGATTTGATTGCAAACAAGTTGTCGACTGGCAATCCTGAAAAGGAACTGGTAGACTACTTTAATAAGTCATATAATCTTGCTAGACAGGGTCGCTTCAACTTTGAGCGTTTGTGGTACATGCACATGGCTTTTTACTTTGGAAAGCATTATGTGCAATGGGCTACGTCTGGAGCTTTGGATGCAACTGGATACTCTTCTGATGTTAGCTACTCAAAACTGTACGAACCGGCAGCTCCCTCTTGGCGAGTTAGGTTTGTATGTAATCGCATTAGGACTGTTGTTCGTGGGGAGCTTGCTAAAATCACCAAAGAGAAGCCGAGGGGCTTTGTAATTCCATCTACTACAGACGAAGCTGATTTAGCTGGAGCTAGGGCTGGTGAGAATATTCACGAATATCTGTGGCGTGAAAACCACATGAACCGTGTTATTCGCCAAGCCGTGTTCTGGGAGCTTATTTGTGGTACCAGTTTTGTGAAAGACTGGTACGATAAGAATGCAATGGATTCGGATAAGGTGAAGGGTAAGATTTGTGCTGAACCTGTAACTCCGTTCCATATGATTGTTCCTGATCTTCAGGAGCAGGAATTGGAAAATCAGCCATTTCTTATTCAAGAGATGGCTAAAGATCCTGGTTGGATTAAGAAGAATTTTGATGTAGATGTTCAGCCAGATTCAAGTGCTTCTGGGGGTGGTATTTTTGAGCAGAGATTCCTTTCAGCGCTAGGGGTTGGTGGTTCTTCTAATCAGGAGCGTTACGTTTCAGTTAGAGAAGGATGGTTTCAGCCTAATAGCAAGTTTCCCGATGGGCTATTCATTATGGCTACTAAGGACAAGCTTCTGTATTCTAAGGAAGGTTGGCCTTATGAACATAAGGAATACCCATACACGAAGCTTGACCACATCCCTACAGGTCGTTTTTATGGTGAATCTTCTATTGCAGACTTGATTCCTTTGCAAAAAGAATACAACCGCACTAGGAGTCAGATTGTTGAAGCAAAGAACAGAATGTCAAAGCCACAATTGGTGGCTGTTCGTGGTTCGGTGGACCCTAACCGTATCACTAGTGAGCCTGGGCTTATCATTTTTTACACTCCTGGTTTCGCTCCTCCCCAGCCTCTTCCACTTCAAAACCTACCATCTTATGTTATTGATGAAGTGGAGCGTATTAAGCTTGACATGGATGACAGTGCTTCACAGCATGACATCTCTCGTGGCAATGCTCCTCCGGGAGTAAGTGCTGCTACTGCTATTTCTTTCCTACAGGAGCAGGATGACTCTAAGTTGTTGCTTACTGTAGCTAGCTTAGAAGAGGGAGTAGAAAGACTCGGAAGACACTTCCTCTCTCATGTTGCTCAGTTCTGGCAGGCTGAGAGGATGGTACAAGTTACAGGTGTCAATGGTAAGTGGGAAGCACATAAGTTTTCGGCTGAAAGTATTCGTGGTAATACTAACTTCAAGATTGAGTCTGGTTCTGCAACACCTGTATCTAGAGCAGCGAAGCAAGCATTCATTCTGGAGTTAATGAAGGATGGGTATGTTCCTCCTGAGCAGGGGCTTAAGTACCTTAATATGTCCGAGACTGGACGTATGTATGAAGAACTGCAACGTGATGCCCGACAGGCTCAGAGAGAAAATGACAGGCTATCGATCGGAGAGCCTGCATTTGGACCTAACACTTACGACATTGATATTGTTCATGTTCAAGAGCATGAGGGTTATTGCAAGACTGAGGAATATGAGAATCTCAAGGACGAGCAGAAGACTGCATTCCAACAGCACATAAGTGGACATCGTCAGAAGATGGCACTTATGCTAGGGATGCAGCTAGCTCCAGATGATCCTAAGTTGATTGCTATTGGTAGAGGTCAACAAGTACCTCTTCCGCAACCTGTAGGAGGAATGCCGCCAAATGGTAGCCAGCCTCAACTCAATGGGGGCGCTCCTCAAGGAGGTGGGGGTGCCGTTTCGCAGCCAGCAGCAACGTAAGTTCATGTATAGTCAGCATCCAGATATAGCAAAGCGCTGGACTGCTGAAGAGAAAGGCCATACGGCAGCAGCAAAGCGTAAGCTACAGAAGGGTAAGAAATAATGTGCGCACGCGCTATGATTGGCAATGAGGTAGGTGTTTGTGCTGTAGACAAAGTTGATGAGACACTTCTTGGAACAGTGGTTACGGATACGGCTAATGGTTTTACTGTGTCAGCAGCTGATATTCGTAATTTTAGGGTAGGTTTGGTTATTGATGCTTTAACTAAAACTACAGGTGCTGTTGGCGCTGGATTTGTCGGTCGTGTGGTACAGTCAGTGGATAATGTAACTAATACTGTTGTATACACTGGAGCAGATGCTACACTAACTACTCTGTTTGGTATTTATCTTACGGGTCAGTGGGAGCTGGCACAGCCCCCTGCTGTACCTGCTGGTGGTGGTAGGGAGGACTACGCTAACCTCAATGGTGGGTTGGGCGTAGGTAGCGGTTTTGATAACTTTAACTTTGGTAGCATTGATGCGATGAGAGCTAGACTTACTGCTATTTCTGCAACTACCTATTCAGCGACTGAACTTGATAAAATGACTATGAACGATATGATCTATGCTATTAGAGTTAATGACCAGTTGGGTTCAATTAAGGGGTAATTATGCCTGATCCCCAAGCACCCCCCACTAATCAAAAAGTAAGTCAATCAACTATTGATTCAATTAAAAAGATGGGGATGTCTGCTGCATTGAAGCAGTATAACTCTGGTAATAATTCCCCAGAGTTTAAAACTGCAATGGAGCGGTATTATTCTCCTCAGCGTTTGAAGGCTTCCTCCAGTCAGGCCATTAATACCGCAGCTGCAAGTAGTGCAAAAGGTGATTCTGGGAATATTACTGCAACTACAGCTAAGCCTAGTTCAGTTCCGATGCCTGCCTCTGCGCCTGCTGCTGCTGTTAGACGTGTATCCCCCACTGTAGGAAAGCCATCCACGCTGGGAACTGCTACGTCAGGTGCTAGATCTGGTGCAGATAAGGTACTAAACAAAATTGGCGGTGGACCTACTGCTAGTATTGGTGGTAGGAATGCTGGAACTGAAACAGCTAATGCGGTTAAGAGTCTTTTTGGTGGAATCAAGTCTCTATATCGCAGTCAAACTAATACTCAAAAAGGCGCTAAGCCCAAGAACGGTTAAGATATGCGAGATCAGTATGCACCGGATAAACAAAGGAAGGCTTATGTAGTAGATAGACTAGGTGGTAAAATAACTAAGGAAGAGGCTAATTATAGGCCACACGATAACGCTAATACTAAAGATACTTGCTTTGAATGTGATCACTACCTTAATACAGGAGAACAGAATTCCGCCTGTAGAAGAGTTGCTGGTGTAGTCAATGCGGAAGATACTTGTGATCTATGGGTAGCTAGAATTTCGGAAGGTACAGAACAGCCTCAAATGAGTGTGGATATTACAATAAACAAGGGGTAGGAAATGTGGGTACTTAAATTCTTCCAGGGCTCGTCCTTCCTGAGCTTCCACTCGCTTATGGCGTTTGAAGCAAACCCCTCTGAATTAGGTGGGGGTTCTGGTGGGACGAGTACAGAAGGTGGAAGCGAAGGCCAGGGCTCGTCTCACGAGTACAGCGATTTTGCACAGGGCATTCTTAAAGATGTTCCTGAGGAACACCGTGAAATTCTTCAGCCCTACTTAACTAAGTGGGATGCTGGAACCACTAGGAGATTCCAGGACCTCCATAATCAATACAAGCCTTATGCCGATCTTGGTTGGGACTCGGAAACCACTCAGCAAATGGCTGAAGTTTACCGTGTACTTAACGAAGAACCTGAAAAGATGTATCAGGCTCTTAGAGAAGCACTTGCTATTGAAGATGGAAAGGAACAGACTCCTCCTAGTGAAGCGGGAAGTCAGACGGACCAAGTTATCCAGGGGCTTCCTCCTGAGATTACTGAACAGCTTACACAACAGCAGCAAGTTCTAGAGGCGCTCGCTCAGTATGTTCTTGGAGAACAAACTCAAAGAACAGAGACGCAGCAGGACTCAGAGTTTGAAAGTTACATGGGTCTGTTAAAAACAGAACTAGGTGACTTTGATGAGCAGTATGTTACGATGGCTATTGCTAACGGTATTGATGGGGAAGCTGCCGTTAAGCAATGGCAATCAATGGCACAGGAGATCATTAATAAGGCTTCGCAAGCAACTGCGAACCTTCCTCCTGCAATGCTCTCATCTGCTGGTGGTGGTGCTGTTGCTCAGGCAGAACCACAGAGACTTGGTTCGTATGACTCCCGCGACATTAAAAACTTAATTGCTAATGTAATTACCCAGGCTAATCAAGCCGGGCAATAAGGGAGTTATAATGGCTCAAGCAACAATGACCACCCTTGACGCGATTCTCAAGGAAGTTTATGAGGGTCGTATTGAGGACCAAATTAACCAGGAGAACGTTGCTCGTTCCCGCATTGAGCGTACTTCTGATGGAGTGGTTGAAACTGTTGGTGGTAAGTACGTTGACTTTCCTATCCATGTTACTCGTAACACTGGTGTAGGTTGGAGACGAGAGCTTGAAACTCTCCCTGCTGCCGGTAACCAGGGCTATGCTGCTGTTCATGTTCCTCTTCAGTATGGTTACGCTAGGGCTCGTATTACTGGTCAAGTCATGGAGCTTGCGGACACGAATCCGCAGTCGTTTGCTTCAGGTCTTGACGAGGAAATGAACCGCATCAAGGATGACATTGCGAAGGACGAAAACCGTATTACCTATGGTGACCAGACTGGACTGTTGGCTTCTGTTACAGCTGATGGTGCTAACACTGTTACTGTAGACAACATTCAATACCTTGAAATTAACATGCGTATTGACATTCTTACACGTTCTAACGGTGCAACTATTGCACTAGCACGTAACATTACTGCTATCAACGAAACTACTCTTGTTGTTACCTATGACGGTGCTGATGCTACAGCTTCGTCAACGGATGGAATTTATCGTGAGGGTAACTACGTTGGTGGTACTCTTCGTGAACCTTCCGGTTTCGGCAACATTATTTCTGACACTGTTACTCTTCATGGTGTTACTGTTGCTGCCCAACCCAAGTGGAAGGCAGTTATCCGTAATAACCCTGCTGGCGCTGGTACTCTTCGGGCTCTCTCTGAAGGCATTATGATTGAGCTTTGTGACGGCATTAGAGTTAAGTCTGGTCAGCGTCCTACTGCTATCTTCACTAGTCTTGGTGTTCGTCGTGCTTATTTCAACCTGCTTACTCAGCAGCGGCGTTACACTGACACTAAGGAATACGCTGGTGGTTTCCAGGGGCTTCCGTTTAACTACGGTGCTAAGGAAATTCCGCTGGTTGAGGATGTGGATGCTCCTCCGAACAAGGCTCGTTTTGTCACTGAGCCTAAGATCAAGATTTTCCGTAGCAAGCCGTGGCATTGGGCTGATAAGGATGGAACTGTTCTTAAGTGGGTCCATGACTTTGATGCTTGGGAGGGTCTGATTAAGTCCTACTACGAAGTTGGAACCAACCAGCGTAATGCTCATGGTTCTCTTAACGACATCATTGAGGGCTGAGAGCTAATTAAATCCCTACAGGGCAGTAGTTTTTGGGCCTTCCCCTACTGCCCTGTAGGGCTTTTTCAAGGAGAGATAGCATGTCGTGGGATGAACTCCATAACCCAACTGGAATGGTTAAGTTGGATGACAGTACTTTTGTTGAGCAGGACGTTCTAAACGTTGTACAGAAGATCTATGAGTATGACCCCAATCTTAAAGTACAATACTTAGAACGTGCTGCTGCAATGGGAGATGCTCCGTATAGAATTATTGAACGCTGTAATGATGGCGAGTGGAGGGTGATCTTCTATGCCTGGCAACTCGATGAAAGGGTTTTGGAACGCATTAGGATGGCAGATTGTCATATGGTTGACGTTCTGTCTTCTGTGGATAAGCATAATGCTAGTTTGCGTCAAAGGGAAGGGAGACGCTTCCAAGAGAGAATGGGAGAGGCAAATGATCTCACCACCCACATTCTTAAGTCACCCAAAGGGCGGTATACTTTCAAAGATGGCGATAAACTAGTAACTGTGGACGATGACCCCAAGCCTAGCTGGAAGGTGGAGGATGTTAGTTAGTGAGATCCAGACTAGGGTAAAGAATATCTTTGGGGATACTGCTCAGGCTCAGATTAATGATACTATGATCCTTGATTGGATCAATGACGGGCAGATGGATATTTGTCGTAAGTCTGAGTGTCTTGAGGCCCCTTATACTGCTAATATTGTTGCAGGAACAGATCAATACGCATATCCTGCTGACTTCATTAAAGAGCAGCGGTTGATGGTCAATGGTATCAAGATGGTTAGACTGACTCTACAGAGTATTGATATGCTGTTTCCTGATCGTCTCTCATCGCCTATGCAGAGCAGCACACTGTACTATTTTCACTGGCAGCGTAAATTTAATCTCTATCCCATACCACCTGCCAACATTACTAATGGGCTTACTGTGTGGTATATTAGATACGCAACTTCACTAACTACCTCTGGTCAAACTCCTGAAATTCCTACAATGTTTCATGAGGATCTTGTACGTTTCTGTCTGTGGCATGCTTGGGAGCAGGACCAGGAGTGGGCTGCTGCACAGCAGGCGAAACAGGATTATGATATGAGATTGCTTAAGACTATCTATGATTCTCAGATAGAACAGTCCGATAGTTATCCTAGTGTTCAGCTTTGTGCTGGTGATGGCTGATGCCGCCCAATGTAAGAACTTTACGGTATACACAGCGTGAGATGCTTTTTGGCGGTGGGTTGAATACTCAAACACCACCAACTGAGATTGCAGATAATGAGTTAGTTGTTGCCAAGAATATATATTTTGATCAAGATGGTAATATTGTAAAGAGGCCTGGTTTTTGGAAGACTAATTCCCCTGCACTTCCTAACTCCCCTTACAATATTATTGGACCGGATAATCTTAATGGAAGGCTTATTTTTAATGGCTCCCCTTCAGCCTTTACTTGGAGTTTAGGGTCTCCAGGTACCAATAACATTACAGGAGCTTCAGGTCTTAGTTGGGTTAAGTACGTTAATGGTACACTATATGGTGGGTTTTCTGATGGTATTCATAAGTTTACTGCCTTTAATACAGTAGGTGCTGTACTTACAAACTCACCTGTTTCTATAGCAGCTGATTATCATAAAGGGCGTTTGTTTGCAGCTGGACTTACACTTAACCCAAGTCGTATATATTTTTCTGATCCTAACGCACCAGATACTTGGCAGGTTGCTAGTTCCCTTGATGTTGGTGTAGATTATTATGATAGAATTTCAGCTATTATTTCTGTTGGGGACTTGCTGTTTATTTTTAAGAACTATTCAGTTTGGACTCTTTATGTTCAAGGTACTAGTCCTGCTGATTGGGTTCTTCGTAAAATAAATAATACACTTGGGTGCGCCCGTTCTTCTGCTAACTCCGGTAGCGCTGTTTTGTCTTATGATAATGAAGTTTATTTCATTTCTTCTCAAGGTTTAGTGAAGACTAATGGAACAAGCTTTGTTAACTTAAGTCAAAATATTTGGGATCGTACTCAATTACTATATAGTAATGTCATCATTGGATCTTCTACTTGGAGATTAGCTCTTTGGGGTTTTAATCTTATAATGATGGCTAGTACTGCTTATGGGTCTTATTTTTATGTTTATAATTTATTAACTAAAGCTTGGTCTAATTGGGTTTTTGGTGTTGGTGGAATTGGCACACCTACTGATTTTTATGTATTACCTCCTAATGAGGGTGGTTCTTCTGAGACTGCATTTGTTTTAATAGATGGCACTAATATTTATGAAATGCTAGAAGATGCTGTTAGTTCGGCAGGTTATGACACATTTTTGGCGTCAGGGTATAATTCATTTGCTGATGGTTTTCAGTACGGTACTGTAGGTACAGGTACTGCTTATCCATCTCAGTTTACTTCTAAAGAGTATTCAAGCTTTATAGATTGGTATTGGCGCAATAAATGGAATAGTTTAGAGTATACTGCAAGAGGAAGTCCTCTATTCAACATGATTGGAGATGGTTCTTCCAGAGCTTCAACATCTCCTGGATTCCATGCTACACTTCGCAAAGCGTATAAGATTCCAGGAGCTGGGAGATGTAGAGTCTTTCAACTGAACTGTGTACATTCTCTAACTAGTCCATTTTCATTCTATCGTGGTGAAATGCACTTCACTGTTAAGACTCATATCTCTGCTTCTGGGGCTCCGTAATGCCTTTACTTAGTCTTGATCCTGTACCTATTCTTGAAACAACAGATAGTGGTTTATTGTTGTTTAGAGATAACGTACAGCTTAACTACAATAAGATTCAAGATATTGTAAATAAACTAGATAGTATTAATATTAAAGATGGTAGCATTTCAACAGTAGATATACAAGATAGTTCTATTACTTTAGTAAAAATATCTTCTGAAGCGTGGACGTCGTATACGCCTTCCTTGACGGCAGACACTACGAACCCCACGCTAGGCGCTGGTAGTTCGGTTATGGGGCGCTATGTGCGGATTGGTCGCACTATTATTGGCAAGGCTAACGTAACATTTGGTTCGTCAGGTACTAACGCCGGTTCAGGATTTTATTCACTTAGCGCTCCTGTTGCTCCGGCGGCTAACTCTGATGGATTCACAGCGGTAGTAGGTAGTGGATATGCCTATAACGGGGCCCTGTTTCATATCACGGTCTTTCAAGATAATGGCGTACAGTCATTTAGGATGGGTGTAGCATCGGGTATTATAGCAGGCAATACTACTCCTTTTGCTTGGGGTGTTAACAACCAGATTCGTTTAAATTTCGTATACGAAGCAGCTTCTTAAGGAGTCTAATGGCAGTAGATCCTATGGAAGAGGTAGCTAAAAGAATGCAGGGCCTTAAAGATTCAAGAGGCCCTGTAGGAGAATTAGCTCGGGGAAAAAATATGTACCCAGCTGGTAATAACGCGCAGTCTGGTCCTGGAGGTCCTGATATGGGGCGTCCCCCTACTGCTGTAAGTCCACAAGCTGTACAAGCTGTTATGGCTCAAACAGGTGGCGCACCACCTCCTCAAGCTACTCCACCCATGCCACAAGCTCTACAGGGATTGCAACAGTCTATTACACCACAAGCACCTAGTCCTGGTTTACAGCAGGCATCAGCAGCAATGCAAAATAAGTCAGCACAGATGGCTTTTCAGGCAGCAGCACAGAGGAAACTTCAAAGAGGTAGATAATGAATCTGACTGCACTATTGCCAGCAGCTAAGACGGGAGCTAGTACTGTAGCTGCACAAGCTCCTGCTGCTATTACCGGCTTGCCTACGCTTGGCCCTAATGCTCCTGGTGCTAGTACGTTAGAGCAAATTAATGCAGGTATTGCTGCTAGTTTACCGGCAGCTCCTGCTACACCGGCTGCACCTGCTCCAATGGCATTTGATCCTCAGTACGAAGCTACTAAGAATCAAATCAATGCTGGATTGGCTGGATTATCTTCAAGTAAAGATCTACAAACTCAGCGGGCAGGAGAGGATTACAATACAGCTGTAGATACTGCTGGAAAAACTAATACACAGAATTTATCTAATTTGCAGAATAAGCTAGCTAATCAGGGTATTGGTTATTCTGGCATTAACGTGTCTGAGCAGGGTAGAATTGGAGAGGGGTATCAAACGCAGTTAGGTCAACTTGCTCAGGGTAAGCAACGTACTCTTGAGGATATTCAAAGAGACTTTACTGATAAGCAGACTGGTTTTCAAAATCAACTCACACAGGCTGAAATTGATAGGGGTACTAGAGAGACTGCAAGACAGACTCAGGTAGCAGCAGATGAGGCAGCAGCTAACTCTGCTAAAACTACAGCAGATGCTAATCGTCAATGGTTGAATAACCTCACTACCACTATTACCTCATTGGTTCAGCCTCAAGCTACTCCTACAGGGCAAATGTCGTTACCGCCTACAAATCCAGCTACAGTGATTCAAAAGGCTTTGCAGGCTGCTCCACCCCCTGCTGCAAAGACCCCACAACAGCAAGCAGCAGATAGTGGAATTGATCCTAAGCTATTGCAGTCTACTCTTTCAGCCGTAGGTTTTAATCCTGGCCCCATTGATGGAATTATTGGAATCAAGACTCAGCAAGCTTTAGCACAATTGAAGCAAAAGCTCGGGCTTCCTGCAACTGCTGATATAACTCCAGACATTTGGGCTAAGATTCAAGCCTATGCAGTTGGCCCTACTAATACTCCTGCTCCACTAGCTGGATTACCCCCTACCCCTATTTCTCAAGTAGCTACTAATATCAATAATAGAGTGGCAGCTAACCCCACTGGCTATATTCCGAGGCTATTCTGATGGCTGCTCCTGTTACACTTCCATCAATTTATCAGAGTATTGCTGCACCTGCTGGAGCTAATCCTGTGGACGTGCAGTCTACTAGAGATCAAATGGCGATGACGTATGCGCCACAAGAGAGTAGTATTACTAACACCATTAATCAGTTGAATCAAGTTCTTGGTACTGATATTCAAACTCAGCAGCAGTATGGTCAAGTAGCCGACCAGAAGATCTCTGATATTGGAAATCAAGTAGCTCAGAAACTTCAAAGTGGTGTTGGTGCTATTGGAGATATCTTTTCTCAAGGTACTCAAAAAATTGGCTCTGCTTATGATGAAGCAGCCAATACCGTAAATCAATCTAGTCAAAGCATTATGGATCGTATTAAAAGTAGTGCAGGTCAGTTAGGGCAAACTCAAGCTCTTAAAGCTGACGCCTATGGTAACGATCCTATTTCCAGATTAATGGCTAATCAAGCGACTCAGCAGAGTAGAATAGCTACGGGTAAGGCTGGATCACTAGCTAATATTGGCGGTCTAGGAACTGCTCTACAGGGTATAGCTCAGAAAGCTGTAGGAGATTCCGTACAGAATTACGCTCAGAAAAGGGCTGATGTAGCTACTCAGGTGTTGAAGGTAATTGGTCAATTGCAGACGACTACTAACCAGTCAATTGCAACTCAGCTTCAAAAATTTTCTGATTTGGCTCAGACTGAGGGTCCTGCATTCAGAACCCTCCTTAGTCAAGCTACTACCTCAAGAAACGCTGCTGATAGGCAAGCAGCTAATGATGCTTTCTCTCATTACATTCAAGCTGCAAACCTGGGTATTGCACAGCAAAATGCTGATGCTAAGAATGACCCTACTTCTCTTGATAATATCATTAAGGGTCAAACCATTCAGAAAAATCAAGCTGGTTTGGATTCTACTCTAACGTACAAGGACGATGCTTCAGGTACGCAGGATTTGATGGACTTTGTTAATGATCAGAGAGTAAATGCTAAGAACATCAATGGCACTCAGTATGCTGGTATTCTAAACTTCATTAATCAAGGCGCTCCTATAGCTGGGTCACTGAATGTGAGTCCATACACGTATTTGGTTCAGCAGGCTCAGGGCCTTACTAAAGGCAATACTGTAGATCTTAGTGGGTACAAGTCTTCTGGTAGTACGTACGGGGATGCTGGATACCAGGTCCCCCTTAACACTCTGCTGGAAGCACTCAAGCTCAGGTATCAAAACGTGGGTACAGCTAAGCAAATTGGCGCGAAGGTCAAGTAGATGCCTAGTCAAGCTGTGCAAGATGCTATTGCTAGAATGTCTGTTGCTAAGACTAAGGCACAGACTGGTGCAATGGCAGCTAAGGTACAAGCTCAAGGAGGGTCCGTTAAGAAGGGCGGGCCCTCTATTTTGTCACGTATCTTTGACGTTATTAGTAGACCTATGTATGCAGTAGACGAGCCTATTGCTAGACTAGCAGAGGGTAAGGGTGTAGGAGATGTAGCTAGAGGTGTAGTTTCTGGACTTGCTGGTAAGTCTAAGACTGACGTAGGTTCCATTATTGAACGTGGGCATGGTGGAGCTTTTCAAAGTATTAATAGGAATAAACCTCTTAAAGCTGGTCTTAGTTTAGTCGGTGATGTTTTAACTGATCCCCTCACTTATGTAGGTGGTGGGGTTGTTAAAGCTGGTGGAGAGGGCCTAGCTAAAACTGCTAAACTGGGAGCAATTGCTGAACACTTCGCTAAGCCTGAAACTATTAGAGCTATTGAAGAAGCAGGTCAAGTAGCGAAGGGAACTAAGGAAGCTGGATACGCAGCTAAAGGTGTAGATGTAGCTGAGAAAGAAAAGACTATTGCTAAGGCTGTAGGTAAAGGTGAGAGCGCTGCAAGACGAGCAGCTTATCCTGAGGCTCTCAAAGCTGGAGAAGCAGCCTATGCTGGAGCTAAGACTGATGCCCCCGGTAAGGTAGTTCTCAAGATGTTTGGTAAGCCCGTAGCCGAATCTGAAAAGGCCTACTCAGCTGTAGCTAAGGCGGGGAAAGCTGTTGCTGGTACTAAGGCTGGGGCATTAGCTAACGAGGCTTTTCGTACTTCTTTCAAATTCCCTGAAATGACTAACGTAATTAAGCGTGAATCTCAGCTTAGGGGGATTGCTAAAGCAGAGCAAGATATGCGAGGAGTCAAATCTATATTCAAAGATTTGAAGCCACATGAACTTGAGTTAGTCACTCATGCTGCTGAAAAAGGTCCTGTAACAAATCCTATTACTAGCGAAGTGGCAACTAGTTCTCTTCACGGAGTTAAGGCAGAGAATGGTAAGGATCTTGGTACATACGTAGATGAAGCACGTAAGATTTTAGATGAGCGTCTACAGCATGAAGTAGATACAGGCGTTCACTTGGATAAGAAAACAGGTAGGCCTCTTACTTTCAGTGAAGCTAGACGGGAAAACTACGTACCACACTACTACAAGACTGCTGAGAATGACGCCCAGGCTCTTAAGAAGCTAAAGGCTATCGGGGCTGACAGGCCTGGCTTCACTATGCCTAGAACTATTGAATCTCTTGCTCATGCTAAGTCATTAGGACTTGATCCAGTTCTGCCTATTGATGATATCCTTATGAAGCGTATTGGTGCTTCTCATGGGGGTATTGCTAGGGCTGAGTGGTCTAAGCAAGTAGCGGAACACTTTGGTGTTGATACAAATAATAATGAAGTAAAGAAGTTGTTCGCTACTAAGGAAGGTAGAGCTAATCTTAAGGAACTAGGATACAAGTCAGTTGATTCTCCATATGTTCCCAAAACTACTTTATTTCCTGCACACATTGCTGATTCATACAAAGCTATGGAAGCAATGCACGGTAGTGATAAGCTAGTTGGAGAGTTTCTCAAGCATTTTGACAAGGTTCAGAATCAATGGAAGTTCTGGAATACTGCTGCTAACCCAGGACACCACGTACGTAACTTAGTTGGGGATGCTTGGAATAACTTTGTACTCGGTGGAGTGACCAACCCTGAAAGATACGCTACGGCAGGTAAGATAGTCTATGGTGATCCTGAGAAAGTAGCTGTTAAGGTGGGAGAAAGAACTTTCTCTGGTACTGATATTCTTCGTCATAACGTTGAAGCAGGTGCTAAGCCAGGTTTCACTTTGGGAGAACTGCAAGCCGACCCTTCTGGTGGGCTGGGTAAAGCCTATCATGGCTTCAAAGGGACTGTAGGAAACATAGCTGAGAAGCGTGAAGACTTTACACGTATGGCTAATTTCATTGAACAGTTCAAGAAGGAAGGTGCTAATCTTACAAAGGACTCTACAGAAAAAGATATCAGAGAAGCTGCCAGTAGGGCTGGCGCTAAGGTCCGTAAGATTAACATTGACTACGGCGACATGACGGATTTTGAAAAGACTAAGCTTAAGAGAATCATGCCATTCTATACTTGGACTCGTAAGAACCTTCCTCTACAGCTGGAGGCTCTTGCACTTCATCCAGGTAGAGTAGCCACTATCCCTAAGGGACAGGCTGCAATTCAGCGTCTTCTTGGAACTGATAAAGGATATAATGCAGGGCCACTAGATTCTATTCCTAAATGGCTGAAAGAGATGTCTCCAATTGATCTTGGTGGTTCTAAGTTTGGTGTTCCTGCTTTGCCCTTTAATGATATTGGTAAGTTTGCTGAGGGTGGCAAGTCTGGCGTTCTAAGGAATTTGCTTTCTCAAACTAACCCAGCTATTCGTATTCCAGTTGAACAGGCTATGGGGCAAGCTGCCTTCAGCGGAGCCCCTGTAGGGAGTAATACAAGTTACCTTGCTAGTCAACTCTCCCCAGTGAATCAGATCTATAAGCTGCTAACTGGCAAGCAAAAGGTGATGTCTCCTCAAACTCTTAACTACTTAACTGGTGCTGGAGTTTATAAGGTAACACCTGGTCAACAGGCGGCTGAACTGAGAAGGCAACAAGTACCATTGAAAGCTTCTATTCGTAACGCTAAGAAAAAGGCTGCTGGCGGATAATGGACACAAAACAAATTCAATCACTTCTTGCAACTCACGGTTTTCCCTGTGGTAAAATTGATGGGGAGCTTGGACCTAATACAAAGGCTGCTGTTGCTAGATTTCAGATGGCTTTTAATATCGGTCCTTGGTTGACAGTTGACTCTATTCCAGGTGCTAATACACAAGCAGCGTTAGCTAACCTCCCTCATTTGAGCCAGAATTTTGTAGTGGATGAGTTGCGTTCTCATGGTAATGGGGATTGCTATGTGAAACGTGAGTTACTTGCAGCACTTGAAAAGCTTAGAGATTCACTTAATATGCCAATTCATGTTATTGATGCTTACCGTGATCCTGCCCACAACGCAGCTGTAGGAGGAGAGCAAGACAGCATGCATGTGCTGGGGTATGCTGCTGATATTCCTCAAATTTGCGGGTGGCGTAAAGTAGCTAGTCTACAAATTTTCTCTGGTATTGGGGATCGCAATGGTGCAATCAGTCACATTGATATGCGCCATCTAGCTGGTGCTAATAACCACACTCCGCAAGCTACTCCATTAAATCCTGCTCGCTGGACGTACTAATGTGGATGCTGTATGGCCTGCATTATTAGGGGCGTGCGGCCTTGTTATTGTTGGACTCATGACTTATCTTGCTACCAGAAAACAAACAGAAACAACAGATGAAATTGCCCTTCGAGAAGAGGGGCGGGCTATGCGGGATGAATTGCGAGAGGCTTATAAGGACGTGAAGGCAGAACTTGAAGCCGTGAGATTACGGCTTGATACAAGCGAGAAGGTTATTGCAAAGCAAGATTTGGAGATCGTGTCACTCAGGTCCGAGATTGCTATGCTGAAGGCAACGAGACGTGAATGGTACGAAGAAGATGATAAAAAATGAGTGACGTTGTAGAGCGGTCATTAGACTTCGACGAGAAGATTCGGAGAAGCAGCGGACATTCAGAGAAGAAGTGGTACTATCTTCTGCTTGTTCTGCTACTCATCTTCATGGGACTGACGGTCATCCTTTTATACTCTCTAGCTTCTACCAATAACGCACTCAAGACCGAACGCAACAGAGCCAGGAACGCACTTACTCAAGTTAAGCAACTGAATGATCAGCTTGCATCTACCAATGACCCTGCTCAGAAGGCAGCTATCTCAGATAAGATTGACACTACAGTGGAGGGTAAGACAGGCCCATCGGGCCCTCCTGGTATACCTGGATTAAACGGCTTACCTGGTGTTCAAGGGGCCAAAGGTGATCCTGGAATACAAGGTCCTATAGGGCCTCCCGGTCCACAAGGATTACAAGGAGTGCAAGGAAAACAAGGAGAATCAGGACCACAGGGAATACAGGGTCCAAGAGGAGAAACTGGAGAAACAGGGCCACAAGGACCTCCCGGTCAAGATGCAACTACAACGAGTAGTTCTACAAGTACTAGCTCTACTTCAACTAGTTCTAGTAGCACAACTACAACTACTTCCCCAGCATTGGTGGTGTTAAATGGCAGATCTTAATTCTTTACCTTCCCCAACTGATTCACCTGAACCAGCAATTTATGGCACCCTGCTTTCAGCCATACTATCCCTTGCGGTGAGCTTAGGTCTGCATCTATCAGCCGATCAAGTAGTTGCTCTAAGCACAATTGTAACTCTTTTATCTGGCCTTGTAATTCGACATCATGTGAGGCCTGTTGTTTCATCTGCTGTTGCAACTGCTCCACCTGTTTAATAATCATAGTTTTCCTTAGAGGGCGTTGAGCAGTCTCTCGATTCGGTTAGCCCTTTACCGAGTCGGGAGGCTGCTTTATTTGCGTCCAGGTCCAGTCTCATATATGACAACAATAAAGGTACGTAAATTTCCACTAGAGTCCTCTACAGTAAAATAAGACTTACTTCCTTCTCTATAGAATGCATAATCAGGGTAGTGCTTTTCAAGAACATCTAGTATTTCACTTGCTACTTTACTGCCGAAACCATCATCCCCACTTTTAATGTAAACTCTCTTCTTTAGATGTGGCTTACCTGGATTTCCTGTAGGCATTAATACACCAATCCATTCTTCTTGATGTAGTACGCTCCGTGCAAGAAAGCATCAAGATGATGTTTGTTAACTTTCTTTTCATAAGGCTTGCCATACACCATAGGTGCTGCTGCACGTTTGATAGTAGGCTGCTGCATTGCTACTGGTATGCCTCGAATGAGAGCGTAAAAGCGTACGGCACCAATGACTTGCGCCGGAAAGACGCTTTGCCATTGATGATCAAAACCCCCATGTTCTTTGTCTCGAATCTTATAGTCTTCGACCACAAACAGGTTTGGCGTCTGCTTAATAAGCCAGGGGTATATTTCACCTTCATCGTGTTGAGTTCCAAACTCTTTCATTATTCCATCAATGAATCTAGCCCAGCCCATATGCTTACCGGGATCAATCGCTAGTATCTCTTTGGGTAATTCCATAGAGGGGTTATCCTTCTGTAGATAAGTACACCATCACCAGCTACTCTCTCTAACTCGAATCTAATATTATCTACTCTCATAGCTGGGGCCATGAAATCTAATTCCTCTAAACACCAGGTGATAGGCTGAGGTTTAGCCACGCACACCTCTATAGTACGTCTAATATTAGGGATATCTATTTCATATACTACTCGTCCTTCCAAATCTAGTAGTCTTGCTCGGTAAGTCATATGTAGTAATTCCTGCCTTTAGGAATTAACCGACCGGTGGGACGGTTAACTAGCCGAAATCGGGGGGAGGCTCCAGAATGCTCTCAGCCGTCTCAGGGTGGCCCTCAGCTCTCTGCCCCAGCCAGAGACGACGTGCCATACCCTCGTCAGGGGGACTGCTCCAGATGGCGAGGCCCCTACGTTCTTTCATTACTAGACCAATTATAGAAGGTTCTTTACATACATCTGCAATAGGCTTTCGATAAGGTTTATGAAGTTCACAGGTTGAGTCACTACTGAATATTCTCCAGCAGATGGGGCATTGAGCTTCAGCTCCTTTGGGTAAATCTTCTTTAGTGGCTTCTCGAATTTCCATTTCCATACCCTTCTTTCAAATCACTGATATCAAACTCTGGAAAGATAGATTCAACACCTTTAGTTATAGCCTCTTGCACTTGTCTTGCAAAGTTAGGGTACTTAAAACTAAGGTAAGCATTAGCTTTTCCTGAAAAAGCTGTAGAGGGATTATGCTGGGCAAAGCAATCACCTGGTTCCATACCATGCTGACTACACCAGGCTATTCCTCTTAGAGTCTCCCTATCCCGCTTCTCTATAGTGGGCTCTGCTACTACAGGCAGAAGATCTTGCACGTAAGTAATCCAGGTAATGTGGTATTCTACCCATTCCTGTAGATTAGCAAATCCTCCCTTCTTTCTAGCGTTGAGTGACTCTGACATAGTGGCGTCTACTTCAAAAGTATCAGTTTCACCGTTATCAAATGTTACTGTTATAAGTACTACTTTTCTTTTGTTCACGTCATTAACCTTATTGTTTGCTGAATTAAATCCTCAACTCTAGCTTTTTCTACAGTAAGCCATTCCCGAAGTACTTTGACTTCTGTAGTGGAATCTAGTTTGTCGCCCTTGAATTCTTTGACTGCATCTACAAAGGCATTGATTGTATCCGCAGGAAAAGTAATACCTACAGTTCTATTTTCTGTCTCAGGAAACACTTGCATTTCTGGCACGGTTTCCCAAGTACCGTCAGACATAAGTACATCGGTAGTTCTATTGTAATTTCTCTGCATTATAACTAAACGAAAACGATCAAATCCGAATCGTCTATCATTTTCGATATGGCATACCCAACCGAATTGATTAGTCATTTCTTCATTACACTATCGTATACATCCCTCACTACTCTAGCATCTCCGAGCGCGGTATGCTTACCGTGTGTGTATTCATCTGAATTAGTGTCAATTCCAAGAGCTTGAAAAACATCGTCAGACTTCCAAGGAGGTGCAAGGCCAAGCTTGCCAGCAGCAAGAGCTTCAACGTCAACGAGATGGTAGTGATTAAAGAGACGATAATCGTAACGCATGCAGAGATTGTTAAGTCGCTCAATATCAAAACTAGGTATAGCACCAACAATATAAGCTCCCTTAGTCATCTGCATAAACATCCTAGCCCACTCACCCATATAATCTTTAGTGTACTGCTGAGGATCAGGCCAAACATAACGCTCCCAGAACTTACCGATATCTAGTGCAAAGGGATCAGCATTCTTGAAGTTGAACAGTGGAAGAAACCAGCGCATTTCCTTTTCATACTCTGCTTCATCCCAGCTTCTATCAGTATCTCTAACAATACACCCCACCTCCCACACTTCCCCGGTTTCAATATCCAATGAAGTTGTTTCAGTATCAAGAAACACAATGCGCATTACCAGTCCACCTGTTCGTAGGAGTTCTTGAAAATTTCATTTTTGCAGGGATAAAATTCTCCAGCAAGACCTTTGATAATCCAATCCCCTACTTGTGCTAGCATAGTACCTTCAAGAGTATCAATACCAATGACAGCTTTTTCATAATGACTATAGCGTGCTACACCTTCATTTTCGAGAATCCAATCAATTATAGATGTAGCTTCTTCTAATGTCCCATCCCATTGCTTTGCTTCAATCACTACTGGCTTCTTCTTGAACTTACCCATTAGCATCCTTTCGATTGCTTCTTCGTTGAAAGCACAACCTATACCACTAGCTCTCCTCCGGTACTTCAACTGGCACATCCCTCTTACAGTAGAGTCTATACTCGTCTATTAACCCTACAAAAATCAGACCCTTCTCTGTTCTTAGTCTCTCAAGATCACCTTTCAGCAATTCTATCTCACGCTGATACAAGTCAATACGATCATTGCATTCGTCATATACTTTCTTTACTATTGGCTTGTATACCTCTTCCAGGATTGAAGGTATTACTGGGTTGCTAAGTCTTCTGAATCTACCACTTTCTTCCATGTGATATATTAGTCGATTAGCAATATTCTTTAAATATAAATCTAAATCATGCTCATTCATGCTAGCTCTCTTAATGAACGACACACTCCCAGCCACACCCTAGATAGCCTGCACCATCTACCCAATTATCCATCTTACCCGGAGACTCTAAGATCCTAGCTAATTTCAGTTGATTCATGATAAGAGCTACGTGATAAGGCTTTACTATTACTAAGTTAAGATCCACTGGATCAATACAATCACGAACTATAGGTGTAATTAATTCTGCAATGATGGCAAAGTTAGACTCTGAACTGCCATATTCTAAATTGCGATTCTTAGTGATATATTGAATAGCTTGCTCTAAGCAAATCTGACGTTCAGTTTTATTTGGTTCAGGCGAGTCTGGTCCAGTCGACTGGGAACTTGATTTTGAATCTGCTGTCATAACTTGCCCATTCCAAATGTCTTGTGATCCTTGCTTGTTCGGTATGAATTGCATACTCAGGAATCTCGAACCAGATAGCATCGTGTACTTGTGAGTTCATTCGTGACAGTAGTGAATCATCTTGATGACACCTGATAAGACCTTGTTTGCAGATTAACGCAGCACCGCCCTGCACTAAACTGTTCCAAGCTTTCTTAGTTTCAAATGCAAATTTGAAGTGCCTGCGCCTACCATCCCACAGTCGTATGTATCCACGTTGAGCAGCAGTAGCATTGACTCTATTAGCAAAGCGGAACATTACGTGGTAGGTTTGGTGGAAATCGCTATATACCCTTTTTGCTTCTTCAAAGGTACACCCAATATCTTCAGCGTAGTTTGTGGGGCCACCTTCGTAGATAAATCTGAAGTTAGTTGTTTTAGCAGCTTGGCGAGTTTGTCCCAGTCTATTTCCGGTAGCTGAATGCATATCACTACCGGATCTGTAGGCTTCGAGAATGATGGGGTCATTAGACAGTACTCCCGCTAAACGATATTCAATCTGACTATAGTCAGCCTGCCAAAGTTCATACCCCTTTGGAGCCCTGAGCAATTTCTTAGGGTTAGGTGCTGCTCCTATTTCTTCATCTTCTCTAGGAATTTGCTGCATGTTTGGTTTTACAGAAGTGAGTCTAGTAGTTACTGCTACGTGCTGGTGCCACGTACTGTGCAGTTTATTCTTAGAGTCGATTTTATCAAGCCAACCATCATACCAAGTAGAACGAGCCTTCTGTAGGCCCCTGTACTCAAGCAGAAGTTGCATTACTTTAACAGCTTCTGGTGACTTAGCTTCTCTACTGAGCCTATCAATAATAGGTTCATTCATCTTAGGTCTGCCTTTAGGAAACTGCTTAGTTGGTTTCCCTGGGCTGAATTCATAAATAGGTAATTTCAATTCTTTGAACAGTTTGGTAGCTAGTGGCAGAGGCTTACCTGGATCAAAGCCGAGTTCTTTCTTAATGGCGCCCATACGACGTGCGGCCTTAAGAGAAAACTCTTCTGCCATTTCAGGATCAATTTCAATACCAACACACTCCATGTGCATCAAAGCATCTGAGTATGCTTCTTCAGTAGGCCACAGCTGTGTCATTTCTTGTTTAGCTAAAGCAGCTTGCATTCTTGGCTTTAAGAAATAGGTATTACGAGCGTCATGACAGGCATAAGGTACCATTACTTCGGGGGGAATAGAATGCCACAGCATCTGCTTACGTAACTCGTGCAGATGGTCTTTTCGAGCATTAGCTTGTGTATCGATACCAAACTTCTCAGCTAGGTATTCTAAGTCATGGTTCTCATTCTCGTTCACCATATGACTTGCTACCATTGTGCAAAAGAACGATCCTTTAAGTAAGATACCGTCTTTGACAAATTCTTGTCTGTCGAATTTTGCATTATGGTAGATTTGATGGATTTCATCAAACGTTTTTGCCAATCTTTCGAGCGAATCAATAGACAAATTCGTTCGATTTTCCCATTCGTGTCGAAACGGATAGTAACAAGAAAGGGACTTTCCGGATCGCTCTCCATAAATAGAAACACCGATGATGAGCTTGTTGTCCCAGCTGTCGGTAAAGAAAGTTTCTGTGTCAACGGCTACCTCATCTAATGAGGATAGAAAGTCTAATGACTTATCGAAGTTATCTACGCTGATTAAAGTCATAACTCAAACGCATCCGTTGATTCAGGAGTAGTAATGTCTACCTCATCTACAGTATCATCTATGAACTCTATCTTATCAGATGTTATCTCAAATGTCAAGTCATCTTTTCTTTTTATGGCCCACGGAGACTCTCGCTTACTAAGTCTCATTTTTTGAAAGGATACTTCTATGAGCCCAGCTTTCTTAGAATCCCACATAGTCATGACCGTTGTAGCACGAGCGGTAAAGTAGTGAGAACCGTATATGTCGGAGATTGTATTAGGACGCTTATTACCAGATTGGGCTTTTCTGTGATGATGAATAATAACTGTACTGATACTAAGCTCGGCCCGAAGATGGTCATTCCAATCCATGAGCAGCTTAGCATCAGTCTCCTTCGACAGCTCTTGTTCAGTCATTGATCCAAGAGAGTCAAAAATCACACATTCAATACCCTCACGCTGAATCAATTCTTCAATCATTGCTCTATTTTCTTCACGATTAAAGTAGATAGGATATCCTACAGGGAGGTGTCGCAAGCCTTCAGCGATGAGTAATTGTTCTTCTTCAGTATAATTCTTTATCTGAGATTGGCGTACCATTTTCAGTTCTAATAGACCCATCTCCAAGGAGATAAATGCTACCTTCTTCTTTGAGTTTATAGACCGTCCTAGAAACTCCTTCCCCAATACCAGATGGGCGCCGAAGTCTAGCGAGAACTGTGATTTCCCCACGCCTGTGTGACCAGTCAACAATAAATACCCAGTCTGATGGAGAATCCCCTCCCATAACCAATCCACCTTTATTTCGGTAGTAATAAGCTCACGGTCACTCATAGTAATGAACAGAGATTCTTGCGTACTGGTTGAGATCTTATAGGGATACTTGACTCTAGCTACAGCAATCAAATCAGTGAGTCGTCTATGCTGATCGTCTCTGTTATGAAACTTGCCCCAGCGTTTATCAGCATCTAACAACATCGTATAGATCTCAAGATTTGTTAAATTCATTTCAGCCAAAGAGTACCCAAGAGACATAAGTCCATTGGAACGATCTACTCCGTTGGTGCCCTTTACAAAAAGTTCCCAGACTTTTCTATCGAATGGGTATTTTCTCACCACCTCTGAAAGAGATAGTGGAGCTTCAACTACCTCTATTTTCGGTGGCAAATTTACATGCAGATTATCTGAAAATGCGACTGAACTAAGGAATCTATCTGACTTAGCTACTAATGTAGCTTTGAGTTTCTTCTTATGATTAAGCGTTTCAGGTGGACGAAGTACTTGGTTGATATCCCATCCTGAAACATCAGCTTTGAATTTATAGGCTAAAGATTTATTGACGTGTTCAATCTTATCTACATCAGTCATGAACTGATCTACACACCAATAGATATGCTGGTGTGTTTCTGTAGATGTTTGTACAATCATGGAGGGATTAGGGATATCATCAAACTCTACAGGCATTGCACCATCAAACTCAATCCAAAAACAAAAAGATCCGAGGACAGCTTCCTTTCGGGAAGACCGTTCTCGGAATATAGATGGAGCGAAGTAAACCTCTTGGGAGGCTCTATCACTAAGAACTGATTGGATAAGTATTGGTTCTTCGATAGGCCACTCAAAGAACTTTCTTCCCCACTCACCGTTAGTTGGATTCTTAGTTGCTATATATACATATCCTTTTTCTTCTCTCCAGATAGTGCGAAAAAATTCGGATAGTACCTGTGTCTCTACCACTCCCCTAGTGCCCTTTCAAAACAGCAAAAGCCCTGAGCCTGGTGGGGAAGTTTCCCAGGCTCAGGGACTAATGCTAGTGGGACAAGCTAAGCAGACTTAGAAAGGTTCCATACCAAAGTCAGTACTTCCGCTGGTGGCAGGAGCCGTCGCTCCAGGCCAAGCGTTATCTAGGAAAGACTGAACTTCACTGGCAGGTACTCCAGCAGCAGCTTGCTGTGCAGTAGGAGAAACAGATGAGTTCCTGTTGTCAATCACAGGAGGATTACCTTCTGTAGCTACAGGTTGAGGAATTGAAGCATCATACATCTTCAATCCCTGAATGTCATTGTTGACGTACTTCTTTCCTGCGTTATCACCAGTGCCGTTGTTGATACTCCAACTAATAGTACCGTTCACAGGACGGCCATTTACTTTAGCAATAAGCTCAGAAAGTCTAATCTGCTTAAGTGCCCCACCTTGCCAATCAATCTCAGGAATCAAACACATAAGAGTGTTAAGAAGGAACGGTCGTCCCTTCTCCCCTAGACTGTGGTTCAGTTCATTAAGTTCTCTACCAGAGTACTCAGGGTGATTAATCACTACGAACTTAAATGCGAGGTTAGGCTTAGTAGGATCTGGTGTCCCTTTAGATTCACCTGTAAGAAACTTCTTAGCTCCGACACATTGAAGATTATACTCGCCCTTAGGCAGGGCTAGCCAATCACCAAAGACTGCGGGATCAACACCTTCAAAATCAAATTCTAGAATGTCATCATCGTCAGACATCATGCCCTTTCAAAACTAAAAATATCAAACGTGGGATTATCAATGATGGGCGGGCCACTCCAGATATGAGAGCCAGCAACTATTGTTGGGGAAGCCTGGACTCTCATCTTTGATGTGCCGTCTGAATCAACAAACATATAACCTACTAGGTTAAACATTGCTGCTAGTGATGAACCTAATGATGGCAGTAGTGCTGGTCTATCTACAGACATACCTCCTCTTGTTTTATCAGCGTCATCCCTACAATGGGCAATGACAATGATATGGCGTTTTACATCTCTAAGCTCCCACATCGCTTTCTTAAGGATGTTAGTGGTTGAGTTATACTCAGGCCACTCAGGAGCAAATTGGTTGTTGTTCTTAGAAAGGCCAGTACTCATTGCGTGATTTGTCCATTGCATTAATACTCTATTTTGAAACTCAGAGAGTGAATCAAGTACAATGGTTTTACGATCAGGCATTTGGCCTTCATTCAAAGCACTAATAATTCGATTGAGCATTGTCATGTTCTTAAGCTCAATAACCTTAGTGTCCTTGAATCTAGCTCTGTTCTCTTCGTTCTTCACTAGGACAACAGTGCCAGGCTCTACAGCTAGGAACAGTGGGGAAGGCGCTGTCCCTGCAAAGGTAGTCTTACCTACTTTGGGATCACCGTACACTAGAAGCTTAAGGTACTTAGCTGACTCAGTGATATCCTGAGCATAAGCAGCTAAATCGAATGGTTGAGGAGCATCACTCATATAAGAGCTTTCTTCTCTGTCTTCTTCACAAAATCTACAGCCATTGCATGTTCGAGCGGGATCTCTGGAGCCTTCATTAGAGTAAGACAGGGATCCTTATAGAAGCACCCAGCGCAATCCTTGCTGATGCTCCTCCTGTAGACACCAGTTTCCTTAGCGTCTTCAATCTCATCTACTTCTCTGCCAAGCTCAAGCAGACGGATTCTCAATTCATTTTCTGAGTGAAGAATTGGAGCCCGTCGATACAATTGTTCGGGAAAGGTACTAGTCTTGTACTCATGCTTGTTAACTTGGTTGATGATTGAGCCATACACTGGAATGTTTTGTACATACAAAGCGGCTTCGTAACTTGGAGTCTGAGAATCCATCAACAGCATATCTTCAGACCAAAACTTACCCTGGCCTACGAACTTATGATCCCAGATGTATAGTCTGCCAGTTGCTATCTCTTGAGCAAGAATGTCAATGTAACCTTCGAAATAAAACTGACGGCCCTTTGGAGTTTTAAGCAAGACCTTGAAATACTTTTCAGCGTCTAAAAATCTCCACTTAAGGTCTTCGTCTCTAGCGAGATCCTCAAGATACCCTTTCACAACTCTTGCCATGTTGCTTACTAGCTTCACCTTAGAAGCGTCTTGACCGGCCGAGCGTAAGTACTCTCCGACCCGCTGCTTCACTAGTGTAACACAGGAGTCGTGATCTGTCAAGGGGCGATTTTTGTAATAGCACATTAGTAAATCGTGCCCAATGTTACCCTCAACAAAGTATGATTTGGTTTCTGTTGTAACCCACTTCTCTACATAATTCAAGGACCAACTGTAATGACATCTATCCCATACGCCAAGTTGGCTATGACTGTACGTCGGTATCGTTTCTATGTCCACAAGAATCACACACTTTACTAGGAGGGAGAACGTCTGAGCAGAGTATACACCTTCGCTCTACATCTGTCAAGTGGCAGACTGGGCAAAGTGTATCGTCATACAGTAGGTCGTGAATCATACAGTATTCCATAAATACTGGGGGAGGATCGCAGTTACAATCGTGGGATGGTAGCTGCGCTCAACTCCCCCACCCTAGGATGGTGAAAGGGCATTAACCCCACCCTAGGAGAAACTCTGTTACAGGACCCTACAGCCATTAATTCTTCGAGAGCTGTCTCGACTCAACCCGAGTTTGCACACTGACACGGCGTCTATGCACCCGCTCCTGTAACAGAGAAATGCGGGAAGAGATAAGCCATACATAGAAGTTAATCTAGAATCTTCTTCTACTTGTTCTTATCTCTTCCCAGTTGCGGAGCCTAGAATTGCACTAGGTACTCTAGCTGATGAAGCTAGTGAGTTTCTATTACTCCACTCCGCAGGGTGGGGTGAGTGCGGACTAATATTGGGATTCCATGCTTCACGCCCGCTCTCTCCTTACCGCATAGTTGACCCCATGAGTGACGGTTTAATTGGATCTACAGTGCCGAGTGCAGCCGTGTCTCTCGGAGCGATCGGGCTCGACTACTCACTGTAGATCCAATAATGTGTAGTTCCCTGTTTAGCCGGGCACTACCAACTCGCTGTAGGACCTACTAGCTGGGGAAGCTCTTACGGCCCTACAAATCAAGCTGAGGCAAACATATCTTCGCCAGTGTCAGTAGCGTCAGTTCCGTTAGTGGTTTCATCACCGTCGTCTGACTCATCGACACTAGGGGTAGTAGTAACGACTGCACGAAGCGTCTTGTTAACCGGAGCCGGGAAGGGGAATTCCCAGGTGTCAGGCAGATCAACTTCGTTGTTAGAGTTAGCCGTCACGTTAAGGTGAGCCATGATCTTGTCACGAAGATCCTTCGTGGTCCAGTTAAGTTCCTTCTTGAGCTTCGTGGCAATGTTACTGAGAGTAGCATCAGACTTAACGCCATCAGTGTCAGTAAGCTGCTGAAGCTTACCGTCAAGGTAGTACTGATAGGTCTTAGTGAACTGAGCGCCACGAGGACCAATAGAACCCCTACGAACAGGCGGCTCTTCAATATCAGTAGGCAGAGTAAGGACATCGTAGAACTTAAGCATCTCCTTCTGAGCCTTGAAGATACCAACCTTCTTGGTACGCTCGTTAGCAAGAGCAGTCTTGCGCTCGTCACTAATAGTAGGAGCTTCAGTCTTAGGGAGCTTAGCAACTTCGGCGTCAAGCTGGTCCTTAACGATCTTACCAAAGTTCTTGGAGATACGATCGTTAAGTGCAACAAACACAGCAGACAGGAGTTCCGGCTTGTCCTTCATACCTCCAAGATAACCATCAATCTTGTCAAGAAAACCCTGAAACTCAGGTGCTGTACCATACTGCTCAATGTACTGACTAGCAATCTTGTTACGCTGTGCAATAGGGCCGGTAGCATCAACACCGAGTTCGGCATCAATAGCCTTGATCTGAGTAGAAAGCTGGCGGAGGTTATCCAGCATACTAAGAACCTGCGGGTCATTCATGGGGGAAGCTTCAGTAACACTCATTGTAGTTTGCTCTTTCTCTTTTAGTTTGTTAATCGGGTAGTTTTGCTAATGGGGCGGGTCGCTGCGGGCATGGCTCGCCCCGACCTCTGTATCGTACCGCAATCGGGCTCCTGCGTCAAGCAATTTCCTGCGATATTTCTCATCTTCCATTCGTGCCCATGCCCAACCGTGGAATGTGGCACCTGCGCCACACTCCTCCATATGACAGGTCTTGCACAGGACAGACCAGGGGGATGAGAAAAGCCCCCAGCAGGTCGCACACTTCCTGAGCCAGCCACGCCAAACCATCTCAGTCGGTCGACCACAGGTGTGAACGTATTGGATACCGGGTCGGCCCTTTGTCTCACTGGCACCTATTAAACCGTAGAATTCATTAGCTTTAAACTTACATTCACAAAAGGCTTTGGGATTTGCATTGCTCACAAAGTATTCCTTTGTAGAGCGGCTCTATTGGAGCTATTAAGTTGTGAGATATTATTCTTCCACACAAAGCTTTATTGGAGTGTCTTTTAGGTAAATGGTACACGTATGTTTTACTAAGCATGCACTGTTTGTACCCTGTAGGTGTAAGACTATATTCCATAACCGAATTCATCATCCCCTAGGGTAGAAATCCCTTTATCAGTGGCTCTGTCTTCCGCATAGTGACAGATTCTACAGAGCCATTTAAGATTAGCAGGGTCACAGTCCATGATGTTTTTGTTGATATGCTGACAATCCAATCCGCCGGACCTAGAAGATTCCTCAAATCCCTTATTCGGTATGGCCCCGCAATTAGCACAGATGTAATCTCTTTCACCAGCGATGGTAAGTTTAATAAGAACTGCTCTACCGCGTTTACGTCCGGTAGATCGTTTGTCACGTATGCGCTCATCATCTTTAGTCACCCTGAGATCCTTCATCGTTGAGCTGAGTTTGCCACATAAGACATCCATTACAATAGAATTCATTAGTACAAGGATCAAGAAGATCGGAAGGACAACCGCATGATACACATAGCTTATTGGCGGTGCGTTCGAGTTCAACATAACCAAACTTCTCTTGACATATTGCTACCTCTCTAACTGTATGAGCAGAGATTCTCCTGAAACAAACAGCACATATGTTATCTATCATTAGGCTTAAACCTCAGGAAAGCAATTCCATTGACGCATACCCACACTCTACCATCCCGTGCTATCTGCAAACCAAAATCGCATTGTTGTAAACTAGGTCCCATACTCATGATTATGT